GAAGCACCACCAGTTGCTGCCGCTTCCGCTTCAGCTGCCGTGGCTGCCGCAACCGTAGTTGTTCGGAAAGCAGTATTAAGAACCATCAAACCGGCTTTTATTGCACTGGCCCCAGCCATTATTTTGCTAGCACCCCAAAAAGTTGCAAGAGCAGCGCCCAAATCCTCAATAAGATGTTTGTTGTCTTTGATAAATCCAAACACATCTTTAATGGCAGTACCCATAGTTTCGGCACTTGTACGGACATGATCCGCACCATTCTTTACACCAGTTAAACCAGCAACAAAATCTTTAACAGTCGGGACAATGCTTTTCTCAACATAATCCACAAAACCAATCAGTGCCGGCATTAAAGCCATGCCTAAAGTGGTCAATACATTCTCGGTGTTGGCTTTCAAAGTCAACAACTTACCTGCAAAAGTTTCCGATGCAGCAGCAGCCTGACCGCCAACAGCAGCAGCCAAACCAGCAATGATTTCCGTACCAGTTTGAGCCACATCATTGACTTTGGCTTGTTTCTCAGCAACCTTGTCCTGAGCTGCTTGCAACTGCTTAGAAGTATGATTCGGGTCTGCCTGGATGGCTTGCAAATTCTTTTGAGCCTTAGCCAAATCATTGTTGGCTTTTTCTAACTTGGCAGCGCCACCAGCAGTGACAGGCAAGTCAATACCCAAGGCTTTCAATGGACGAATTTGACCCTCAGCAGCTTTAGCAACCAGCAAAGATGCGGACGCTAAATCAATGCCTTTGTACTTTGCCAAATCTGTGGCAAGTTGCAAATCATCCAAAGCCTTCTTTGGATCCTTAAGCGAAGTGGTCAGAACCGCAAGAGCAGATTCTGTTTCCGCTGCCGAATAGCCGTATTTGGTTTGCGAATCAGTAACGGCCTTAATCTTGGATTGGTATTCCTCGTAATTTGTGCCGGCATTCTTTAAGGCAACCTCAAGTTTGGCGTGAGCCTTTTCAAACTCGTCAGCAGTCTTGACAGCCATTGCGCCAATACCGACAGCAACAGCGCCAGTGGCAAGGAAAGTAGCTTTGGCAATAGCGCCAAACTTTTGGAATGATGTTGCGCCATGCTTTTCAAGTCTGGTCAGCTCATGACGAGCCTCACCCATTTTGGCTTGAAATTCGCCAATGTTGGCTTTAAGTTCGACAAATACTGGTGGCAATATACTCATTACAGAATCCCACCTGTCTTTGACATAGATTTAGTCCAACCCTTTGCGTACGTTTCACGCATGAGGGGTGCCGATGTTTCAACGGCTGGAGCAAAATACGGATACTTTTGTTCAAGTCGTGCTTTGAATGGATTGTTGACACGGTTACGCACACCAACCCAGCCGCTTACTTGACCTTTAGCGTCAATGCGAGGTGTGCGCTTGCTTCGAATGCCTTCATACAAATCGCCGGTTAAACGACCAGGGCCACCGCTGCGAGGATTGTTTTCTTGCTTGTCGGAAACCTTAAACGCTGGCGTTTTGTATTTGGGTGAATGTCCACGCTGAGTCCATCGAGGTGGATTGCGCAAATTGCGACGCACATTCGTTTTGATAAGATTTTGATTGGCACGCAAAGCGCCAGTGGTTGCCTTAGCAACCTTGACTTCCATCTCTTTGGTTGCCATGTTGAATTGCTTCACTCCATGCATAACCGCCGACAAAGGTGTGGAAGCAGCCAATTTAATCGTCCGTTCCTGCCCTCACTCGGGCATAAGTATTTTCTATGGCCAACAGCCAGTCCAACGTCGCAGCCGACTCATTTTCAAGTTGGCTAGGAGTACATTTCAGCAATTTGCACAACTGATAAGTGCGATGGAGTTCTGGCAGGGAACCTCTTACAGTTCCACCCTCAAGCGCCCGACCTAAACGTCTGAGGGATTGGTGGGGGAATCTGGCTCATTGCTCAACGAAAAGTCAGGCATCATTTCTTGCAGATTCTCGGCACAAATCAACTTGAGTTGATCATAGGCATCGCCAGGCAAATCCAAAATTGAATCAAGCGCAATTGGCAAATCAAATGACCATTCGGCTATTCGAGCGACAATGACCAAATCGTTGAGTTCGGAATACACTTCCAAATTGTCAACAATTGCCAACGCATCCTGACCCACATTGTCTGTGGTTTGCGATGCAGCAGCAATTCCTTTGAACATCGCTTTGACCACTGGTCGGCGTAGACGTTCAGGAACAGCGCTTGGACTGCGTAACACAGCCCAAGCGCCATCTGGTAACGAGATTTTTTCTGACATGGTTTCCCCTGCTTTCTAGTTGTCTTACAGTGCTGATTCGGAAGTCTGGAACACGATGGTTAATGGCGCATTGGTGCCATCATCGTAAGCATCGAACGACATTGCAAGTTCGACTGTTCCAGGGCCTGCCACGTTTGGTGTATCGGCATTGAATTTACACGCTGGGATTGTGATTGTGAGCTTGTCGGTGTACGAGCCTGAAATGGTCGCACCGGTCAAAGTCACCACAATTGCTGCAGTGGTGTCGGCAAGGAATTTGGTCAACAGTGTAGTGTCGGTAAATTCTGCCGTCATTGTTCCGCTTACTGTGCGGAAACCGTTCAAGATTTGTTCAGCCTTGATACCAGAAGCGCCAAGGTTGAAACGGTCAGTCTTGAGAGTATTTCCAACTGTCACAGTGAAGTCACGGATGTTAGCAATTGACGTACCATCCAAAGTAACTGCACCCTGGGCAAAGTGGAACACTGAGCCGTTTAGTGGGTACGAGGCAGTTGCCAACGAAGTTGAAGTTGTGAAAGAAGCAGCATCAACCGAGAATTTACCCTTAGCAATGTCGCCGTTAGCAACCGACAGTTCAAACCCTGAAATTTTGCAACCCGAAACAGTTTTTGCAGTAACAGTGCCACCGTATTGAGGAACGCCAACTTGAGCAGTGAAGCTTTTTCCGTACACATCAGCCAAAGTGAATGTTTGAGTGTAAACACCAGTTGTCACCAAAGCAGGACTAGCCACTGTGCCAGTTGCGTATGAAAGCAACATACCCAGACCACGAGTAGGCAAATCAAGTTCAATGTCACCAGTGACATCGCTTGTTGTAACGACACGACGCTGCGAGCGTGGAAGTAAACCACCAGCACGCAGACCCATGCCAACAACAGTCTTTTTGTTGTAGTTGAGATTTTCGCTGTTGAATTCGTAAAAGCGATCTACGGTAACAGCTGTGTTGTAGGTCGTTTCTGTCTTAACGCCCAGTTGAGCGCCAATACCAGCACCAATTGCCATGATTACTCCTGTGGATTGTCAGCCGGCGTGGCTGCATCTGGGATGGATTTGTTTGATTTGCTTTCCCCTGAAACCCAGTTCGATGGTTGAGCCAATAACGACTCCACCCATTCATCTGGGACATCTACGGTTGCGCCTGCTGGAACCTCAAGGTTCAACGCAGGGATAACCAAGTCGCCAAGCGACGACACATTTTTGATCTTTGCCACAATAACTCCCTAAGTTCTGGCTCGATAACTGATTGAAAAATTGACCACAACCGCAACACCAGCATTGGTTTGACGGTATGACATTTGATGGCTGGCAAGTATCGAATACAGGCACGCTCCACCAAAACTGACATCGGCTCGGATTGCGGTATCTACGGCCGACAACAATGTGGCAGCTCTTGCACGAGCCACAGACAGGCTGTCGCCACCGTTCCAAGTAAACATGAAACACTCAACGGAACCGTCCTCGAATTGCTTCATGTTGCCAAGTTGCTCATACGATTGAGTTACTTGAGCAACGGACACTTCGCCATCATCGGAACCATCATGGCCAACAGCAATGGAATCGCCTGGGAAAGTCGAATCGACTTCAGGGCCGTCATAGATACGCACGCCAGATAAACCTGCCGACGCATTGAATGCCGTGATGATGCCGTTAATAACTTGCGGTAATGCTGTGGTTGCCATTTATGCGATACCCGGCAAACTCGCAGGATCCAGCAGCTCCATGGCTCGCCGTGGCAAGGAATAGGTGCTTGCTGGATAGAAGTCGTCCCCTGTGCCGGTACGGGACATTACATTCACCGCGCCGCGCTGCGTTTGCCATAGGTGGCGAATAATCTCAAGCACACCTTGCTGCACCGCATACGGAGTGACTGTAAAACCAGCCACATAAGAAACCGTTACTGTGTCCGTACCTGTTGCCCAATAGCCATACGCCGAGTAGCTTGAAGCGGTCAGGCTTGAAGCAGTTAGACGATAAAGTCGCTGGCCAGTGTCATCAAGTTTGTATTCGTTTGTTCCTAGCGTGATGCCGTTTTCAACTACCGAAGTGATGGAAATGGCGCGTGGGCTACGCAAACGCAAATGGTCAGTGTTGCCGTCATAAGTTTCGGTAATGGAACGGCGACCCAATACAGCGCCAACATAGTTTTCAGCCAAATCCTGTGCCGCGTCAATAAATCGACGGATTTCCTCCTCGTTAGCCGAGGCGGTCGGGATGTTGAGGTGCGTCAAAACTGTGTCGTATCCAACAACCGGCAAAAGTGTTAAATCGCGGACAGAAAACTCGTCAGTGTAAGCACTGGCATTGGTTCCCGTAGCCACCCAGCGCACGATGTGGCGACCTGCAATAGTCGGGGTATACGAGGCAGCATAAAGCCCTGTACCTTCGCTGTTGCTCGTTGTGGGGCTTGTAGAGGTGCCATCTGGGGCAGTTACTGTGCAAGTGACAGCGGTGGCGTTAGCAGGAGCGCCGGCAGCGTTCGTGATTGTAATACCGAGCGCAACTGTGTCGCCTAAATCGTAAGCAGCCATCATCGGCCTTTCATAGTTGCTGAGGTTACTGATCGGTTATTCATCGAGCTGCTATTGGTGGTGCTATTCCTAGCAGCCATGCCTGAAGTTGCCACCGAACGCAACCCCATTGCTGAAGCAAGTTTGATTCGCATACTAGCTGAACCATTAGTCCCAGTGGCTTCATACAGCAAAGCACTTTCGTACGCCAACGGGGAATTGTAAAGATAATGGAAAGTTTGTGATGCAGTAGGCGTGCGAAACGACATTGAAGCGCTAGCAACCATGACTGCTCCTTAACTTTTCAAACTAGTTTTGTCAATGTTGATTGACTGGCAACAAGTTGCATAATCTGGGCAATCTTGCGTCGGACAACCCGACCGGCAAGCCATTAGCCAAGACCATCCAATTCAGCCTGATGCACGTCGATAGCGATTTCGAGTGTCGCTAGTGCTGACTCTGCCTGGTCGATTGCTGGCTGGTCGCTGATGTGTTCCGCTATTTGGCGGTTTAGTTCGTGCTGGTATGCCTCGGATGCAAATTGGCTGAGGCGTTGTGTAAGTAGGTCACGCTTTTGATCTGCGGTGAGAAGGTTGTTGAAATCGATTGCCATTGTGTTACCCCTATTAGGTTTGTGGAATGTTGTCGAGAATTGTTGTTTCAGCGCCAGCAGTTCCAGCACGAACAACAAGTTTTAGTGTGCCAGCAGTAGTGCCGTCACGAAAATAAAGTTTGGCGTAATCGCTTGCACCGGGTAAGCCAGCGGCAGCAGTAAGTTTTTTTAATTGTATAGTCGCACCAGATGACGCTTCATCCGCACGAAAAAAAGCAGAATTAGTTCTTAAAGTATTACCTAAAACATTTCCAGCAGTATCAATGTAAGCAATTAAATTACCACTTGAATTTTGCCATTCTTGCAGGTTTACGGATTGCCCAGAAGCACCACGAACAACCAAACTTTTAGTACCAGCACTTCTTGCCGTCACACTTGCTTGTGCAGGAAGCGACACTGTACCAGCAACAGTCTGTGCTGCGGTCGTAGCGTTAGCGTACGACACTGTGAACGGTGAAGTGTTAGACACTGCGGTGACAACAAATGTGCCGTTGTAGCCTGTCGGTGTGACACCAGCAACAGTGATGAGATCACCAACGGCAGCATTAGAAGCTGAAGTCAAAGTCAAGGTTGCTATTGTGCCTGTGCCTGTGGCCGCTGTTGTGGCACCGCCAACGCCTGACGTGATAGTGCTGGTCGAGCCTGAATAGATTTGGGCAAGAGCATTACGACCGCCGAGGACGGTGGCTGCGCTGGATTGTAATTGCAGCAAGTCAGCCGTCTGTGATGCTGCACCTTTTAAAGTAAAAGGAATATTAGTAACATTTCTTGCCGTAATTTGTCCAACGCCGTTGTTATTAAATGACCAATAAGAAGTATTATTTTGAACCGCATTTGCGTAAACGGTCGTACTTGTAACAAATTCACCTAAACTAGAAATTCTTGCCGATATTGTTGAACTACTATCCTGCCATTCTTGCAAATTGGCAGACTGTGACGCAGCGCCTTTAAGAATCAACGGTTTAACCGTTGCACCTTCAGCAGTAATCGTATGACCGCCAACAGTAAACGCATTAGCCGCACCAAGAGCCGCATACCCCGAAATAGACGCACCAGCAGGAATCGTGACCGTACCAGTAAAAGTCGGTGAAGCAAGTTTTGCGTAACCCTGACCAACAACATAAGCAGTCGAAGCAGCCTGAGTTGTATTTGTATCCACGGCTGCTGTAGGAACCGTAGGTGTGCCAGTTAATGCCGGTGAAGCCAAAGGTGCAAAGCCCGAAATAGAAGCACCAGCAGGAATCGTAACCGTTCCAGTGAACGTAGGTGAAGCAAGTTTTGCGTAACCCTGACCAACAACATAAGCAGTTGAGGCAGCTTGTGTGGTGTTTGTATCCACGGCTGCTGTTGGAACCGTAGGCGTACCTGTTAATGCCGGTGATGCCAAAGTTGCAAAGCCTGAAATTGACGCACCAGCAGGAATCGTAACCGTGCCAGTAAACGTAGGTGAAGCCAACGGTGCTTTGGCAGCCAAGTCGGTAGTCAAATTAGTCACTTGACTTTGAGCAACAGTAATTGGGTCGCTGCCAGCACTGCCATGCGTGGAAGCGTGAGCAGTAGGCGTACGAGAATCCGACAAACGAGTGTCAGTGCCGTACACAACTTGCGTGCTAGAAGCATTGCCTGATGCAGGAACATCTTTAGTCGATGCAGTACCCAAGCCAGAAATTTGAGTGTTAGCAATCGCCAACAACGACTGATTCAAGCCAATGGATCCGCTAGAAGTAATCGTCCCACCAGTCAACGGCGAGGAAGCGGTAATTGAGGTGACAGTGCCACTGGCAGGGGTAGTCCACTGGGTGTTGTAATCGGTCGAATCTATCTTGGCCAACACTTGACCACTAGAACCGCCAACAGGAACACCAGTGCCGGCAGACTGAGCAAAAGTAATGTTGTCCGTACCGATAACAATGGCGTTACCAGTACCAGTGCCAGTGTTGTTTTGAATCCACGAAGTCAACGCATTGACAGTGCCAGAAACAACCAACAAATAATCGCCATACTCAACCTGAGCAGCAGTCGAATTGTTGTAGTCAGTAGCACGAGTCAATACAAACGGAGTACCGCCAGTACCCTGAGCAGTTACCGTATAAATACCATTTTGAATTGCCAAAGTCTGATTCTTAACCAGCACACGGTCGCCAGTAGTAACAGCCAAACCATCAAGATTCAAACGACCATTGCTAGTGCCAGTTAATTTTGCACCAATACCAGTGCCACCGCCAGCATCAGTGGTTCCAGCCGTATAAGTGGCAGCCAAAGCAGCTGTTGTCGCATGGCCAGCCGAAGCATGAGCATTAGACGAGGAAGGAATTTGAGCAAACGGAACCTTGCCGGTTGAATCAAGAGAAGCCACACCATTAGCAACGCCAACGCTCGACGAAGCAACCTT